AGTCAAGTTTTGTAAGGTTATTCTATTTTTAGGGACTCGAAAAACTCGGGATATTTGTTTTTTTGCTTTATTTTGCCTTGTAACGGCTTTTAATTGCCTAGCCCATAGTTTAGGTATAGTACATAATAAAAAGCCCTTAAATCGCCTCCTACGGCTTCTAAGATGGTTTATAAAGTTCTAACATTTCCTAACAACCTAGGTCCTGCTACAAGCTTTTAGGGACTCGAAAAACTCGGGATACTTGTTTTTCTGCTTTATTTTGCCCTACAATGCGTTTTTAGAAGTTAAAGGTATCTAAGGTATAGTACATAATAAAAAACCTCTTAAATCGCCTTCTAGGGCTTCATAGCACTTTTTGTGAAATCATAGCCTTCTGTCACTTCCTCGCCAGTTTGATTTTGATTGTTTTTTAGGTTTATCAAACATTTCTTGCAAATCTTCATAAGTGAGTCCGATGCCTGCATACGGGTCATCATTTCCCTTAAGTTTTTCGCCTAAGGAATCAAGCCTTCTGTCACTCCCTCGCCAGTTTGATTGTTCTTTAGGCTTATATTCTTTTTCGTTTAGGTAGCTCTCGAATTTGGTTCCAAATAGTGTCTCTGGGCGCAAGTACTTTTCCATTTCNGTNCCTAGCCACTGTTTGCATTTAATGTCTATAACTTTTTTGAAATCATCTAAGGAGAAACCTTCTCTAATTCTTGCATCTATAAGTGACTGTGTTTTCTTAGTTGTAGCTTTAAAATTTTTATCAGCTTTTTCATTTAAATACGCGACTATATATTTATATATTTCTTTACCATTCTTACCATTCTTACCATTATTATCATTCTTGTTTGTGTTCCTCAGTTGTTCCTCAGTTGTTCCTGAGTTGNTCCTCTGCTGTGTATCCTGTTGTTCCTTAATTTCGTCAATCTCAGTATTTTCAATCCTTTTAATTGTGTCTTCTGTTGTTCCGTTTTGGTATAAATCATAATTAATTACAAAAATCAATATTCCCTTATTAGGTATTACTGTTCTTTTAATCATTTCTTCATCTTCTAGCATCTTCAAAAAATTTCTTGTTTTTTTCCTGCTCCATCCCCATCTGTTTGCTAGCTTAACCTCACTAGTAAGCATTTGTCCTCTTTTTATTTCAATTAAGGAACCTTCAAATAACACTTTATTGTCCTTATGATTCACGTTTAACAAAATATCTGCCCAAGCTTGAAATTTTGTAAACGGCTTTTCTTGATAAATCCAATGTTCCATAATACTTCTATAAAGTTTTATCCATCCTTTTTCCATTTCATCACCCTCCTTTCCATTTCATCATTAAAAAGCCCTTAAATCGCCTTCTAGGGCTTCTAAGATGGTTTTTAAAGTCATATGCCTGAGCTCTTTCAACCCAGTTATATTTTACAGACCACTCACCAAGCCATTTTCTTGTCCTAGGTTTATCCAGGTTTTGTCTAACCTTTTCAAGTGAACGCTCAGGACCTATTTTAGGGCCTCTAAAAACTCGGGATACTTGTTTTTCTGCTTTATTTTGCCCTACAATGCGTTTTTAGAAGTTAAAGGTATCTAAGGTATAGTACATAATAAAAAGCCCTTAAATCGCCTCCTACGGCTTCTAAGGGCATCTAGAAACTGCATCTAAGTAGTGACCAAACTGACCACCACTGTTTGATGTAGTTTTAACCGACACCCTTGCCACCCCTGAACATATCCCTTTTTAGGGTGTCGTTTATGTCGCCTTAACCTTAGCAAATGTTAGGTTTTGTAAGGTTGTTCAGCTAAATCTAAAAAAGCTTCTATCTCACTTCTAGGCCTTTCCTTTTCCTGTATCCTGTATATCCTTTAAAGGCTTCCTATTTGCCCTGTAATGGCTTTTAATCATCTTAGGCATAGTTTAGTATGGGCACCATATTAAAAAGCCCTTAAATCGCCTCCTACGGCTTCTAAGGGCATCTAGAAACTGCATCTAAGTAGTGACCAAACTGACCACCACTGTTTGATGTAGTTTTAACCGACACCCTTGCCACCCCTGAACATATCCCTTTTTAGGGTGTCGTTTATGTCGCCTTAACCTTAGCAAATGTTAGGTTTTGTAAGGTTGTTCAGCTAAATCTAAAAAAGCTTCTATCTCACTTCTAGGCCTTTCCTTTTCCTGTATCCTGTATATCCTTTAAAGGCTTCCTATTTGCCCTGTAATGGCTTTTAATCATCTTNGNCATAGTTAGATATGGCTATTAATAAAAAAACCTCTTAAATCGCCTTCTAGGGCTTCTAAGATGGTTTATAAAGTTAGGAGAAACTGCATCTAAGTAGTGACCAAACTGACTACTACCATTTGATGCAGTTTTAACCGACACCTTTAGGAGAAACTGCATCTAAGTAGTCACCAAATTGACGACTACTGTTTAGTTGCCCTTTAGTTGCCCTCAAATCGTGGGCTACTCAGCTTCTAGGCCTTAGATGACTCTGCTAACTGCCGACTCATACTACTAAAGTCAAGTTTTGTAAGGTTATTCTATTTTTAGGGACTCGAAAAACTCGGGATATTTGTTTTTTTGCTTTATTTTGCCTTGTAACGGCTTTTAATTGCCTAGCCCATAGTTTAGGTATAGTACATAATAAAAAGCCCTTAAATCGCCTTTAAATCGCTTATAAATATAAAAAAATATCCTAGATTTTTAGGATACTTTTTAATCTTAACAATTTGTAACATACCCTTTTTTAGGGCCTCCGATATCTCGCCTTAACCTTAAAGGCATGATTGAAAATTATAGACTTATTTTTTATACATAAGAGGATGGGAGGTTTAATTTCCCATCCTCTTATTGTAATCTTCTACATACTTGATATTTTGTATATAAAATACCCTATCCCNTGTCATTAAGCTAATACATTCTATACAATCCCTTAAAACTTCTTCTATAGGGGCATTAGCTGCTATTTCTTTATTTATTTTACATCTTAAACGCTCTGACTTCTTTATATTGTCCTGTAAATACCTAAATAGTTCTAGGCTTTTCTTTTCTCTCTCTATTCTGGCCGTTAAAATGGGCGTGTGCTGCTCTTTTTTATCTTCTTTAGGGGTTTCCTTGGGTGTGGTGTTATCTTCGCTAAAAAAGGCCTTCAAAGCGTCCAGGCTCATTATATCACCTTCCCATTACTTCCTTGGTTAAACTCAATATTATATTCCTCTTGGCTAATAAATAGATCATATTTAGGGTAGTACTCAAATAGGCAGCTATAATTACTTATACCGTTCCTATTCTTTAAACATACTAATTCAATCTTTCTAGGGTTAGCCTTTTTAGCTTCGTTTATTTTCTCTCTTTTCTCTTTTATCTTGGCTTGTGAATTAAATACCTCGTCATGTATGGCTTGCAATTGTAACCCCCATACTACATCTGCGGTATATTCTATACCTCCACTTTCTTTAAAACTTTCAAAGTCTATAGGGGTTAAATAGTTTGCCCTATTTAAACTACTAATAACAATTACACTTATATTATAATCCCTTGATATTCTCTTTAATTCTGTTACTACGCCGTCTATTCTTTCCTTGTCGCTTCTATCTGTTTCCCGTCCTGGTATGATCTGTAGGTAATCAATTATCACTACTGGGCTTACTTTATTTAATAAAATGTAATTGTGTATATACTCCCTTATACTATCTATATTAGTATTAAAGTTACCTTCTACAATACTAAACCTTTTAGATATAGGCTCATAATTAGTTATGGCCTGTTGTACTGCTGCCCTTTTTCTTTCCGGTATATCATTTAGTCTAATCTGTAAAGCTGATACGCCATTATCAAAGTTATAGCCGTCTTTATTCAGTACCGTTAAACGGGCTAAACTTTTAGTAATTAATTCAAGTGTAGCCATTTCTAAACTAAAAAATATTATATGTTCGCCCATTTCTGCCATTTGGTCGGCCATCTGGTGTACAAAGGTTGTTTTTCCTAGTGTACTTAATCCACCTATAACATATAATCCAGGGTAAAGGCTTGTAATTTTATCTAGGTTTTTATATCCTGTTTTTCTATCCCTAAATTGCTTATACTGTTCAATATCTGGAATTAATCTATTAAGCATATAATTATATAAACTATCTGGTCTTTTCTGTGTTTCTATTTGCTTATAGACACTTTCTTTAAATTCTTCTTTGTTGCCTTGGATCCATTCGTTAACATCTTTATATTGTTTAGGTATCTCAATCTTATATTTACTTTCTACTGCCTGGCCCTTCTCGTCATTATCAAAGGCGGTTAAAAACAATAAGTCTTTTCTTTTATTGTCTTGTATAAAGTTTTTATAGTTCCCTACTCCGCCTATGGCTATGGCTTTTACTCCTATACTTTCAAAACTTAAAGCGTCAAATTCGCCTTCTGTTATAACTATTGTTTCCCCTTTTGCTGCCGTCTTTAAATAGTCTATATTAAAATATACTGCGTCCCCTCTTGCCTTTAGGTACTTTATTTTAGAATCCTTTTCTATTGCTCTAGCGTTCCAGTAAACAACTTTATTATCCTTCCATACTGGCAATATGGCCCTTTTGCCAAAGTAATTATTATCTAATCTATTTACATCACCTATACATAGCTTGTATCTGTCTATAATCTCCGGGCTTATTCCTCTTTCTATAAAATACGCCTTGTCTTGGTCTGTCTGTTTATTGTATAATTCTAATATGATATTGGTATAATCTTTATAGGNATCTGCTCCCTTAACTTGCTTGGTCGGCTCTGTTTTGGGGGCATTTTCCTTTTTTATATTTACTTNAAATTCACCTTCTGGCGTTNCCCCTGCTAGTTCTAATAATTCCTTATAGGCCGTTTCTTCGTCCATTCCTTCTACCTCTATTAAATACTTATACACGCTCCCGCCCTGGCAGCACTCACTAAAACTACTATAACTATTAGTTTCTGGATATATAGTAAAATGGTCTTTGTGCCCGCATATTGGGCATGGATCCACTCTTAAAACATTCCCTACCCTTTTTACCTTATGTTTACTTTCAATTAAAGATAATAAGTTAACTCTTTGCTCTAAATCTGTAATCTTCATTTTATGCCTCCTTTTAATTTTAAAGTTAATG